GGCGCGGCTAGTGTAGTAGGTGCTTTTGGCGCTCTTAATATGAGCCAAGAAGGATTTGGCACGGTTGGTTTTGATCTTGGGGCCTTAGCTGAAGCTATTGGGACAGGTACGGTAAGCGACTTGAGTTTTGCTGATTTTCAAGGTTTAGCTGTAGGCGGCGCTCTTGGTCAGGGGCCGGGTAGTTTCGATGCCTTTGATGAAGATGCAGTGATGGCGCAGCAGATATCATCGCAATTTTCAGAGGCGGGATTAAACACAGCGGCAGATATAGCCGCTGCAGCAGAACGAGCAAGTCAGGCTACAGCCGCTTTTGCAGCAGAACTTGAAGCTTTCACAGGTTTAGATATACCTTCACTTGAGGCAGTAGATGTTGCAGGTAGAGCCGGTGCATTGAGTGCTTCTCAAGCCGCTGCAATTGCAGACATGACGCGGACAGACCCCGCAGGTGTACTGGGGGCGAGGATGAGTGCCTTTGAGAAACAATATGATTTTGGCGTCATGACACAATTAGAGGCTAGACAAGCAGCCGCAGAAGTTTTAGCAGACGCCCGTGAACAGGCAGTGTCATCTTTTGCCGAAGCCTCCATAGAGGATTACAACCGACCAGAAGGAATTAATAATAATGTGTCCATAGACATTGCTGAAAGAACAATGTCAATAACAGGTTTTAATACTGTTAATTATGCTAGAGATAAAGCGGTAGTTGATGAAGTAACTAAGGATCTCGCCGCTGAAAATAAAACATCTGGCGATTACGACTTTGGTTACGGGGATGTAGCCCCTAGTATTGGCAGTGGGGGAGTTGATGCGGCAATGGCTGAAGCTGCAGGACAAGCAGCACAAGCAGCTATGGATCAAGCATTTGATGAAGCAAATGAACCAGACGTTGCAGCCGCTGACGGCGGCGGCGACAGTGACAGCGGTGGTGGCGATGCTGGCACATACATCTGCACTGCAGCCTATTCCAATGGAGTAACAGATTACAGCACCTTTAGCGCCAACCGCAAGTATGGAATACGTCTACGCAGAAACGATCCGTACCTTATGAAAGGCTATGACCTTGTGGGTCCAACGTATGCAAAATGGTTTGGCAATAACGGTGTAGGAAAGACATTAACAAGCTATTACAAAAAAAGTGTTATGGGAGAACAACTGAGTTGGAAATACAAACTGTTAGAAAAGTTTCTACTTTACATTAACAGACCAACACTAAGAGCTTTAGGTTATATACATGAACGCATCTCTAGCAAAAGTTAGGTATCTTTTAATAGCAAATTTGTTTCTTCTTTTTGCTTTAGCTCCCTTTGTAAGCTTCACCGTCAATAGCATTCTGTTATCTATAGTTATGTATTTTATTATAGATTGTTTAGGAGTTGTTATTACCTATCATAGATATTGGTCACATAAAAGCTTTAGCTTTAAAAATAAAGCTGTAAAGTATCTATTCTCTACTTTTGCTCTTATGTCAGGAACAGGCAGTGCGTTAGGTTGGGCTGGAATACACAGGCTACATCATAAGCATTCTGATAGCATTGGAGAAGACCCACATGAAAAAAAGCGTGGTTTTTTTGATTTATTCTTTTTGAACTATAATCTTAATGAGAGAAAAATGGTTCGTCAGGTTTTGAACATATCTAAAGACCCGTATGTAAAATATACAAATAAGTATTGGGTTCCTATCATGGTTGTATATATCGCTGGTATTTTTGCAGCTTTTGGTCTTCAGGGTCTTTACTTTATATTTATAGTTCCTGCTTTGATGGTTATGTTTTCTCAAACATTTACGAACTACATTAACCATTCTGACATAGGCTACAGAAATCACGATACAAAGGATAACTCTCACAACTGCGTATGGCTGTCCGCGTTTAACTGGGGAGACGGGTGGCATAACAATCACCACGCTAATCCAGCAAAAAGCAATCTGCGTGAAAAGTGGTGGGAGATAGATATCTCAGGCATGATTATAGATATCATAAAGGTTAAAAATAATGGAAATAACACAAGATCAGTTTACAGCTAATCTGCAACAGATGCCGCAAGAGGCGCAGGTACAGGTTGTACAGATTATTGAAAACAACGAACCTCCTGCGCTGCAAGCGTTTGCCATGAGCTTAGGTGTTACGCTTTCGATGGGTGAAGAACCTGCACCGGAGCCAATGCCTGAAACGCCTCCTATGCAAGATCAGATGCAACAGCTAGCGATGGGTGATCAGGTAGCTGGTATGATTGATCAACCGGGTGCAGAAGATGAAACAGGTGTAGCTGATGATGTACCCATGAATGTAAGAGAAGGCGCGTTTATCATAAATGCAGCCGCTCTTGCAAAGGTTGGTAGAAAGGACTTTGAGGAGCGTATCATTGAACCTGCTATCGAATACCTGAAAGAAAAAGACGGTATAGAGATAGACAAGGCTGCTATCACTAAACCCTCACAACAGGTGAACGGAGATCAGAAGATACTTGCTTCAAACAAAGAGTATCACATACCGCCAGAGCTAGCCGAAGTCATAGGCACGGACCTGCTTGAAAAGATAAACAATAGCGGTAAAGAAGAGACAGAGAAGAAGCTAGAGGAGCAAGAGCAACAGCCCCAACAGAAGCAGGAAGCTCCTGTAAGGGCTGCAGAAGGACTACAGGCGGGTAAAAAAAAAGTTGACCAAGAAGAAGTAGACATGCTTGCAAGGCTTTTAATTTCTGAAGCTGGAGGTGAAGGAAGAGAAGGTATGCAGGTTGTAGCTAATGTTGTTGGTAATAGGCTGTTTGATAGAAAAACAAATTTTAGAACACAGAAAACGTATAAAGATGTAATTAGCGCACCTCTCCCCGGTGGGAGCGGCAAGGAATTTACAGGCTACAATAATAAAAATTATAAGACTGCTGAAAATCACCCAAGGTGGAGAGAGGCGTTAGATTTAGCTAAAAAACAAATATCAGGAAACTTAGACGACATAACGGCAGGTGCAACTTTTTATAGAAATAAAAACACCAAACCGGGACAGGAAGGTGCAACTGCGAGAGGTCAAGAGTTTTTTGATATACGAGTAAGATCAGGTAGGTTTATAGAGGGAGAAACTATAGGAGGCCATACTTTGTATAAAGATACAGAGTCATCTACTTTTAGCGCCCCTAACAGCCCACCCGAAGGAAGAACACCTCTCGCATTAGAGGAAAAAGAACAAACCAGTTTTATGGGGAATGCTCCCCCCATAGGTTCTCTTGCAGATGAAATGGAGAACCTAAAAGCCAGAGAGCAACTTGACGCAGCTACCCGCATGAAAGCGGCCCTGCGAGACTAACCCAACTGCGGCTACCCCACTGAGGCCCCGCAAGGAGGAAAAATGACTACCCAAGAACAGGAAACTCTAGGCCCTTATCGTGGCAGCTATCGTGCAGACGTTTACAAGGACGATACCCCAAGCGAAGAGGCTACCCTAGAAGAAAGTGAAACTGAAGACGAGGTTATGGATGATGAAACTATTTCCGTCTCTACAGAGGTAAAGACGGAAGAGCATGACTACAAGAAACGCTACGATGATCTCAAGAAGCACTACGACTCCAAACTCCATGAATGGAAGATGGAACGTGAGGCGCTTCTTGCTCAACCTCAAGAAGAGGAAGCGCATGAGGATGATGCAGACATTGCATCTTTCAAAGAGAACTATCCTGACGTTTACAATGTAGTAGAAAGCCTAGCTTCTAAAAATGCTACAAAAGAAGTTCAAGAACTTAAACAAGAGATTGAGCGTCTTTCTAAAAAAGAAGAGCAGCTACAGGCTAAAAGTGCTTACCAAGAACTACTAGCCCTGCACCCAGACTTCTCTGATATCAAGAAGTCAGACCAGTTTAAAGAATGGTTGGGCAAGCAGCCACCTAGTATCGCGGATGGTATTACCAAAAATAACAGCGATGTTCAGTACGCTTCTCGCGTTCTAGATTTGTACAAAGCAGACACTGCTAGTACAAAGAAACCCAGAGGGCGTCCCTCTAAAAAACAGTTAGCTGCTGCTGCAGAGGCTGTTACTAGGACTACCCCTGTTAACGTCTCTACTAATAGCGATGCTAATAAAAAAGTATGGACGACCTCAGAGATACGTAAACTCAAACCGCATGAGTTTGACAAGCTTGAATCAGAGCTTGATCAGGCAAACGCGGAGGGACGTATCGTAAATGGCTAAACTTATAGAGAAAGGTTAAGGAAATGGCTATTGGTGTATCCGCCGGATACGGTAATCTACCGTCCGGTAATTTCCAAGCCGAAATCTATAGCCAGAAGGTTCTTAAATTTTTCCGCCGTGCGTCAGTTGTTGAAGACATCACGAACACTGACTACGCCGGGGAGATTGAGAATTATGGTGACACGGTTCGTATTATTAAAGAACCGACTGTTTCCATCTCAGCGTACACCCGTGGTGCTGTGGTTACTCCGCAGGACTTGGCTGACGATGAGATTACTCTGGAAGTAGATCAGGCTCAG